GCTCACTAGAAGTCATAAATACCGATGGAACTAATTATGATTTTGGTATTAACACAGCAGTAACCATTGAAGTAAAAGATACCACTGGCGCTTATGTGGCTATTTTTGGCGGTCGCGTTTCAGACTTAAGGCAAATTGTCCGCAGCGCAGGATCAAGTGCAATTATTACTAGCTTAAGAATCACCGCAATTGGCGCATTAGCCAAAACTCAAAGAGCAATATTTGACGGCAATTTAGCTCAAGGTTTAGACGGCGCTCAGATTAGCGACTTGCTAGATGACTTATTGCTTTCCAGTTGGAATGAATTGCCAGCAGCTGAAACTTGGGCAACCTATGAACCTGCTACTGAGATTTGGTCTGATGCTGGCGATATTGGACTTGGCGAGATTGACGCTGGCGAATACACAATGGCTAGCCGTCAAATTACCGATAGCGTTATTTACCCAATTATAAATCAAATTGCTAGCTCGGCCCTTGGTTATATGTATGAAGATGCTAATGGCAATATCAACTACGCGGATGCCAGCCATCGCCAAGATTATTTAATAGCCAACGGCTACACAGACTTAGACGCTTCTCACGCCATCGCTTCTGGCATTGGCGTAATTCAGCGCCAAGGCGATTTAGCAAACAAAATAATTATGAACTATGGCAACAATTTTAATAGCTCCTATACGGCTCAAGATTTAGACTCTCAAGCCGAATACGGGTTATTTGCGGAGCAATTTAATAGCTATTTGAAAAATGCAGCGGATGTCGAGGATGTAGCAGATCGCCTAATTCAGCTTCGCGCTTGGCCTAGAAACACCTTCCAATCGATTACATTTGCCTTGCAATCCCCAGAGATTGATAACGCCGACCGAGATGCCTTGCTCAATATTTTTATGGGTCAGCCAGTCAGAATTACCAACCTGCCCCTTAATATCCTAGGTGGGGAATTTACTGGCTTTATTGAGGGCTGGACTTTCAGCGCCTCAGTCTCGGGCCTCTCAGTTACCTTCTTAGCTACCCCAACAGAGTTCTCGGCCTTTGCCCAACAATGGGCTCAAGTCAATGCAGCGGAAAGCTGGAATAGTGTTCTTAATACGCTAGAATGGCAAGACGCGATAGGAGTTATTAGTTAAATGCCAACGACAACGAATTATGGCTGGACAACCCCAGCTGATACAGATTTAGTAAAGGATGGCGCAGCTGCCATTCGCACTTTGGGCAGCGGAGCTGATACTTCAGTTAAAGCTCTTAACCCAGGGACAACTGCTGGAGATGTTGATTATTACACTAGTAGCACAGCAAAAGCCAGAGTTGCTATTGGATCAAATGGTCAATTGCTGCGCGTTAATTCTGGAGCAACAGCGCCTGAATGGGCTCTTGGCGTCAATTTACAATTAAACGCTCAAACTGCTACTTATACAGTTGTGCTCGGTGATGCCTTCAAACTGGTCACTATGTCGGTTGGAAGTGCTAATGACTTTCAGATTCCCACAAACGCCAGCGTTGCTTTTCCAGTTGGCACAGTAATCAATGTTATTCAAATCGGAGCAGGTCAGACAACTATAAAGGCTGTCACTTCAGGCACTACTACAATCTCATCAACTGGAGCAACTGCCACAGCTCCTAAGTTAAGAGCCCAGTATTCTGCAGCATCCTGTATTAAGGTTGCAACCGATACTTGGTATGTCGTAGGAGATATAGCGTAATGAGTTTAATCGGGATTATTGCTAGTCAAAATTATCCGCGAACTATAACAGTTGATTTTTTAGTTGTTGCTGGGGGCGGTGGTAGTTCTTTTAACTATTCTGGCGGTGGCGGTGGCGGCGGGTTGCGTTCAACAGTTACGGCAACTGGTGGCGGTGGCACTTTAGAAACTGCTCTGACTTTACTTCCTTTAACTAATTATTCAGTAACTGTCGGTGGCGGTGGCGCAGTAGATACAAACGGCAGTAATTCCGTATTTTCTACAATTACATCTACTGGCGGCGGTAGGGGTCGCGGAGATGGTAGTGGCGGTGGAAATGGCGGTTCTGGTGGCGGTGGCGGTGGAAATAATGGAGCCAAAGGAACTGGAACAGCAAATCAAGGTTTAGATGGGGGAACTGGTTTTACAGATGGCGCAACTTTTGGTGTGGGCGGTGGCGGTGGCGGTGCTGGGTCTGCGGCTACAAATGCAACATCTTCAGGGGGGGGTAATGGTGGAAATGGTGTTGCTACATCCATAACAGGTTCAAGTGTTACCTATGCTGGTGGCGGTGCAGGAAGCGGTGATAGCAGAGCCTCTAAACCGCCTGGAACTGCTGGAACTGGTGGCGGTGGTGCTGGCTCGCAAAGTGGCGCGGCAAGCCCTGGAACGGCAAATCTAGGCGGCGGTGCTGGTGGATCGGGTGATAGTGGCTCACCTGGAACTACAGGCGGCTCAGGTGTAGTTATTTTGCGTTATCCAGATAGCAGAACAATTACAATAGGCGCAGGTCTTACAGGAACAGAAAGTGCTGCAAGTGGGGGTTACAAACGAGCCACAATTACCGCTGGCACAGGAAATGTCAGTTGGTCATAATGGCACATTACGCATTTTTAGATGAAAATAATTTAGTAACTGAGGTTATTACTGGCATAGATGAAACTAAACTAATTGAAGGTTTAGATACTGAAACTTGGTATGGTAATTTTAGAGGCCAAGTTTGCAAGCGCACTTCATACAATAACAATATCCGTAAACAATATGCAGGAATTGGTTATACCTATGATCCTGTGGCAGATGTATTTATTGCGCCACAGCCTTATATATCTTGGTCGCTAGATAAGAACTATGATTGGCAACCGCCAACACCTAGACCTGAAGGTATGGGTTGGTATTGGGATGAAGCAACCCTTAGCTGGGTTGAGGCTTAGCACAATCCCTCAAGATAATGACGAGACTATGTGCAGCTGGTGTCCAATTACGGGAGCAAATCGATGACGATTATCCTGATCGCGATAGGAAGTCTGACGGCTGGATTGCTGATGCTCGGCACATTGCGAAAGGCAATTCTGACCATATACCAGTCGATGGAATCGTTAGAGCTATAGATATTGATTCTGACCTATCGGCGCATAAAGAAGAAGCTTATGCATTGGTTGAGAAGATTCGTAAATGCGCCAAGAAGGGCGATAAGCGCATCAAATATATAATCTACGATGGCAAAATTATGAGCCCGATACTTGGTTGGAAGCGGCGTAAATACTCAGGCCCTAATCCGCATCGTTCGCATTTCCATATTAGCTTTACAACTTTGGGAGACAAAGACAGCAGTTACTTTGACCTAGAAGGAGACAAGAATGAGCGACCTAAAGAAGATGGCCGAAAGCTGGGCAAAGACATTCCTAGCGACAGCCCTAGCGACTTACCTAGCGGTGGGATTCGACCTCAATGCGATTGCAAATGCCGCTCTAGTGTCAGTCTTGCCTAGCATAATTAACTGGCTCAACCCTAACTACGAGCGTTACGGCAAAGTCCGATAATGGTTGCAGCTGAATTAGCAACCCTAGTTGCATCAGTCTTAGGATCAATTGCCTTACTGATTGCTGGCCTTCGCTACATAATAAAATTGGAGAATATTCCAATAGTGTCGCGCCTTGATAAAATGGAGTCTCAGCTAGAATTGGCCCTAGCGAGAGGGGTCAGAAATGGCAACGCGAAAGCGCGTAAGTAAGAAGCCCGTAAAGCGTAAGCGCACTACTAAAGAGACACCGCTAACAAAGCTTGATTTCTGGGCTATTGCAGCCAATGAAGTTTATAAAGCTTGTCGCAGAGCGGGTATGGACGAAGGCACTTCTCTAGCCTTTGCTATGGATCGTAGCTCTTACCCTGATTGGATAGTGCCAGCCGATGACCCAATAAAGAAAATTGGTTGGGAAGATGGCGAGGAAGATAACTAATCTACTTTAGAGAAGTCGAGTTATTCGAGGCTCTCAAGTCGCTTTACCCAGACTTGACGCCCTTATCAGCGACCGACCGAGCAGATGGCATTACCAGCGATAGCTATATTGAGCTCAAATGTCGTAGAACGCATTACGATCGCTTACTTATTGAGAAGAAAAAGTGGGATTATCTGGCCGATATAAGGGCTAGGACAGGCGCTAAGACCCTTTATATCAATGCGACACCTAAGGGCATCTACCAGTTCGACTTAGGGGCTCTAATTGAGCCTGAGTGGGTTTTGAAAAGTCTGCCGATTACAACCGATTTCAGCAACAAAGCCCATTCAGAGAGGCTATGCGGCTTCTTTGATATCCGACTCGCCGAGCTATTACTTGTCTAAATAGATTTAAGCAAATACATTTAACCCGTAAATCCATTTAGGGATTACAGAACGGGAGCAAAATGATAAATAAAGTAGCTCTAATTCGATTTGATTCTCAAGCAGGGGCTTGGACTGATGAGACAAATTGGGTCAAGGGATCAATAATAAGACGATTTGCTAAAGAGCGAATGGGTAAGAAGCAGCTTAGAGGCCGTTTATCTAAGGCTGAAATCTCTGCATATTGGTTAGATAAATATGGGGTGAGCGCAGATGTTTCCTAATTTATCTGATACGCAAGTCTTTGCAATAACCATCGGCGTTCCATTCTTCGGCCTTTACTTATGGGCTCTTTGGAGTTCAGCCAAAGCTAAAGCCTTTAATGAAGGATATAAGAGAGGGAGAGCAAGTGTCCGATACACAGAGATCATTAAGTGATTGGATCAACGATGCTGGTGACACCCTGTTTGACAGGGGGGTTGAATATGGCGACCCGAGGCACAATTTTCTACGCATTTTCAAAATCTGTCAGGCACTCGGTATTCAGCTCCGAGACCCATCTGACTTGGCGCTTATTGCTATCGCGACCAAACTCTCAAGAATGTTGGAAAGTCCAGAGCGCGAAGATTCGTATCTCGATCTCATTGGATATGCCGCTATCTTGGGTCGATGCAGATTTTCTACACCAGAAGATTGGGACGACATTGAGTCTGACTCGCAATCATAATAGCAACCAATACTGCGATTACTGCAAGTATCGCTGGGGACAAGTTAAGGGCGAATGGCATATAAAAGCTAGAACGCCAGCAGTATGGAAAGTCCAAAGCGAGACACCGATTCGTAAAGCTCAGGTTAGGTTCTATTGCCAGCCTTGCGCCGATGAAGCTCAGAACTGGCCAGATGGCACATTCTATTCATTAAAAGAACAGTTAGACGATGCGATAAGTGATTTCGCAGGGAGAGAGAAGTTAGATGTCGAATTACCTAGATGATTATGTAAGTGTCCAAGATAGATTAAAGGAGTTTATAAATGCGTATCCCGATTATCGGATCAAGACTCACACATTGGCAGAATCGCTTGTCGCTAATTGTGATGTTTATATTGTTAAAGTGGAGTTGTATCGGACTGAAGCTGACAATCACCCTTGGACTACGGGTTTATCTAGCGAGTCTAAGTCTAAACAGTATGCGCTGGAACTTGCCGAGACCGGCGCTCTTGGGCGAGCACTTAACCTCGCTGGATTCTTCGCTAAGCCGACTGGAGCGCCAAAGAAGGCGATTCAGACAACAAAGCCAGAGCTTGCATCCTTCATTAAGGAGCAAAGACCGAATGACCCAGAGCCAATTGTCTGGGATGTCACTGCTATTGCGGCGGAACTTGGGGCCGAAATAATTGATGAACTGCCATTATGTAAATGTGGCAGAGGGCCAATGATTCTTAAGTCTGGAACTAAAGATGGCAAAGAGTATCGAGGATACACCTGCCCTAGCAAAGACAGAGCAGACCAATGTCCAGCTAGATGGATGAGAATCGGTGCAGATGGGCATTGGGTCTTTCAGAAATGAAGCAAGATGCTCATCCCTTTCAATGCTCAAATTGCTTAGCAGTTACACCGCATATTGAGCTCTATCGGTATGAGACGAGTGATATACCCGAAGCGCCCGAGGAAGTATGGTTGATTGAATGTCAGCGATGCTTCCTTCAGCGCATTATCTATCCGTCTGATCGCGTAGCCAGTAAAGAAGATGACATAACCCGATGCGATAAATGCGGTAATTGGAAAATGAAATCGGGTAAGTGTCGAATATGTCGATTAGCAGCTGGTTTTGAGCAAATTAGCGTAAAATACTGGACAGGCAACGCGACTATGGAAAGGCCCTATAACGATGAGCAGACCCCACTCTATTAGATATATCCGTCAGCTAATGGAATGGGGATTTGACAAAGAGTTTATCGCCAGAGATTGTGGCATAAATGTAAGCAGCTTAGATGTAAGGTTAAATAGAGCAAAAAAAAGGGAGCAAGATGGGAATCAAGGAACTGAGTCTGGAACTAGCAGCGGTGAGTCTGATAGCTGATGAGGCTAAGAAGGCAAAGGATAGGCTAAGAGCTGCATTACAGACCGAGATGGACAAGATAGGTGCAGACAGAGTAAAGGCTGAATATGGTGATGATGTGATTGCCTATGTGACTACGAGTAAGCCTAAGTTCAAGTGGGTTATCAAGAACGAGCGCGAGTTCGTTAAATGGGTAAAAAGCAATATATCTAGCGAGATAGTTGAAACAGTAAGAGAATCATCAATTGATGCAATATTAGATAAGTTCCACTATATCAATGGCGATGATGTTATTGATCCAAATGGTGAAAGAGTTGAATGGCTAGAAGGCACAATAGCTGAGCCTTATCTGGTTACTAAGTTCCATAGTGACGGCAGGGAAAGGCTGAAAGACGCCTTTCAATCAGGCCAGTTAGAATTTAAGAAGATATGGGAGTTGGAATGAAAGATGACATATACCCAATATGGAGAGATATAGATGATCATATGGATATGCCTGATGGAGTTGATTTATAGCAAATACTAATAAAACTTGTCCATATAGTGAGATAAGGAGTAAGTCAATGCGTAAGATATTTGACAAGGGCATTACCATAACGCCAAAGCGCGGGCGCATAGCTGGCCCTTCAGCGAAGGTTAGGACAGCCTATTGCCTTTCGCTGATGCTACTGGCCTTACAGGCTATATCTATACAATCATCAGAAGCAGATATGAATTTAAAGCTTTATGCTTATAACAAATTAGATTGGTCAGAATTCCAATGTTATAACTGGTTAATTCATAAAGAGAGTAGATGGAATCCAAAGGCTCGTAATGGATCACATTATGGCCTTGGTCAGATGCGTTCTACTTGGTATAGAGACCTTAGCCCTAAGCAGCAAATAGATGCACATATTAAATACATAAGACATAGATATAAATGCGCTTGCGATGCCTTGCAACACTTAGAGACCAAGGGCTGGCATTGAGCAGACGCTATAACTCCAGCTACTACCAAAAGACAAGACTTCAAGTGCTTCAAAGAGATTACAATACTTGCCACTATTGCGGGCTAGAAGCGACTACAGTTGATCATCTAATACCTATCAGCAAAGGTGGAACTGATGAAGCTTCTAATATGGTGGCTTGCTGCACTCAATGCAATAGTTCTAAGCGCGATCGTATGACCCCTACCTTTTTTGAGCGCGGAAGCAGACCCACGACCCCCATTGGGAAGATTTTCCCTGAAAATGGCTCGGCTAGGCACTATCAGGAATGAAACAAATTGAAATGGCTCAACTGGGAGAGATTGCCCGAGTCAGGGACGAATCGACTTACCGAGGTGTGGCAGAACCGCGAATTCACACAAAACTGAACGATTTACCCTCACTAGGCGAGCAAATGATTAAATTCTGCGAGGAAATCGGCTTTGAGCTGATGCCTTGGCAGCAATGGCTGGCCCATCACAGCTTAAAACAGAAACCCGATGGCCGATGGGCTCACCCAGTAGTGACTTTGCTTTGCGCTCGGCAACAAGGCAAATCAACCTTTATGGCGCTTCAAATCCTATTTAGGATTTATGTATTAAAAGAAAAACTGCAAGTCCATACCGCTCATAAATTAACTACCTCAGCAGAGCTCTTCTATAAGATTTATGCAATTATTGAACAGAATCCAAGGTTAGCTGCTGAATTTACTAAGAAACTGGAAAGTAAAGGATTTCAAGAGCTTCAATTTACTGAAGGTAGGCGATATATCGTCCGAGCCAATAACTCGGCTGGTAGAGGCATTGCAGCCCCTGAAACGATACACCTAGACGAAGCCCGAGAATATAAAGATGAAGATGTCTGGTCTGCCTTGCGATATACACAAATGGCTTCAGCCAATCCTCAAATATGGGTTTATTCAAATGCTGGAGATCAACACAGCATCGTTCTAAATAAACTTAGGGAAAGAGCGATGGCCGCCATATTTGGTAGCAATGACGATATTGGATGGTTCGAATGGTCAGCGCCTCAAGGCATTAAATTTGATAACTCCCCGGACTTTTGGCTAGGTGTCTGCCAAGCTAATCCATCACTTGGCATAACAGTCCATCCAGATAATATCCGAGCCGTCTTGTCAGACCCCGAGGATATTGTGCGCACAGAAGTTTTATGCCAATGGGTCGATACGATAAACCCAGTTATCAATCCGTCTCAATGGGAAAGTTGCAAAGTTGAGGGGCTTCGACTCAACCCTGAAGCAGATACTTGGCTGGCTATTGATCTAAGTCCTAGCAGGAAAGAAGCGGCTTTAGTCGCTAGTCAAAGACTTGAGGGAGATATGTTCCAAGTTATATTGCTGCAGACTTGGCATAACCCTGCCAATCTGGACGATAAAGCAATGGCTAATGATGTAGCCGAATGGGTGCGAAAGTATCCAGTTCAGCTGGTTGCCTATTCAGCCAAAACCGCGTCAGCGGTAGCAGCTAGGTTAGCTCCTGCAGGAATTAGGGTTGAGCCAATAGATGGTCTTGATTATGCCCAAAGCTGCGATGAATTACTGGGAGCAATTTCATCTCAGCGGTTAGCTCACTCGGGACAGGAAGAGCTGACCAAACAATGCCTATCCGCCGTCAAACTCCCTTTCGGTGACGGCGGCTGGGTAATGGGTCGGAAAGTCAGCAATACGACAATCTGCGGAGCAATTGCTTCAGCTTTAGCAACACACTATGCAACGATGGCTGAAAGTAGCGTTGATATTCAAATAGTGTAAGTAGGTTCGCTTACAATGTAAGCAATGGGTGCTATAAGAGATTTCCTATTTCCAGCAGTTGAGGCCAAGCGCCCTATTGCCGTTACTGATGTTCAAGCAGCTTTAACACCAGTTCAGATTTCAGATTCAGTTTATAATATTCTCGGCGG